CCGCCTGTCTACGCTGAACCGCCGTCGACGACATACGCTCCGCAAACGCCTCGGCGCGTCGCGCCTCAGCTCGCTGCGCTTGGTTCTGCTGCCGCCGCCCTAAAATATCTAGAGCGGCGGGAACAAGCTTACCAACCGCTTTACCTATCGTTGATAGGATCGCGGGAAACGCCATCAGAACCGCCCAAGCGTCACGGGCGTCCCAAACATCGGAAGCGGACGAACCGCCTCACGCTGAATCAGAATATCCGCAAGATACTCAATATTCTGAGCTGAGGCCGTCGCACCAGCTGAAAGCACACGCGCCATCGGCGGCGTATCCTCGATGAACGTCTTATTCAGCGTATAATTGCTCGAATAATCCTGAGCCAAATGCCAAGCCGAAAGCGTATTTGCAACATTCACACGAAAACGGCCAGTCACCTCAGAATACCGAGTACGATACTCATGCCAACGCTCCTGGTATCCAAACACCACATCGTCGGCGTTCGCATTACCAGTCGCGTACAGCTCCTTACGCAAAATAGCCTGCTCACCAAGACCAGCCAGAGACGGCCAATAAAAATCATACCGCGTATTCCGACTAAAACTACGCGGAATACCCTGACCATACGACAACTCTGACCGAACACTAATAAGACCAATAATATACCCGTGTTCAGTCGAAGCATAAGAAGCCTTATGCTGACCAACCGAAGTGCCAGCCGCACCGAGAATACCAAGCGTACCAGCACCGCCAGTGGTCTGCGCCACCGGCGTAATATTCAGCGCCGAAGAACCACCTCCGATATACTCCGGACGCTGCATACGCGCATCAGGCGAAATAACGCCAAAATGCGAACGAACAATCTCAGTATACCGAGTGCCCCCACGAGCATCTCGCTCCAGCAACTGCTGCACAAGAAACGCCTGGCGGAACGAATTAACACTCGCCTCCGCATACACCTGCGGATAACCTGCCGCAGTGGCCTTAATCCAATACGGCACCGCTCCCGTCGTATACGCATTGCTATACGACGTGTTATTCGGCTGTGAAAAGGTATCAATCACAGCACCAATAGCACCAGTCCCGACATTGAGGTCAGCCGCCGCAATACCAAGTCCACTGACCGCCGACTGAATCGACGGCGCAGTGAACTTCTGGGGCCACGGTAGCGCACTCGTAAAATAATCCTGTGACTTACCGCGACGCTGCACAGGAAAATCACCATCACCATCAAGCGTATTGCCAAAATTATTATACGCTGAATTAATCAGGTTCTCATCACGAAACCACTCATTATAAATCAACGCATACGCTCTATACGGCAACGCATTAACCTGAATGTTCGAACTAAGACCACCAATGGGAAGTCCAAAATAATCAGACAAGCAACCCACTGGACGCTCCGTATTCACTACGACCTTAGGAATCGTCACATCAATAGACTGAGCCGGCGTCGCCTGCTCACCCATAAACCGCTTCCAATCGGACCACACAAGCCGATTGGGGACAAAAAAGAAATGCGTATCAATCCGCTGATTGTCCATCATCGGAAAATACGGCGTAGCCATACGCACATATGCCGTACAATCATACCGAAGATGATCACCAGGCAATACCTCATCTAGGAGAAAAGGTATCAGCAGACCCGCATTAAACGTCGTCTTCCTAGTGAACGAACCAAGAAACTTCGAACGCGGCACATCCGGCCGCTGAATCATAGCGCTATCTTGCTGACTCGCAAGCTTACGCGCTGGCAGTTGATAACTCATCAGCCAATCGCCTCATCGAGTTTAGCAGCCTCCGCAGCATCCTTCGCCTGCTTCCACTGCGTTCCAGTAAAAATAACCGACGGACAACCGTCCGTCGTAACACTACCATCATCGTTAATAACACCACAAGCGACCAGCTCATAATCATCTGGATGATTCGCCGGATACGACTTCGCATCGCTCAAGACATCATGAAAAAAACGAATAGCAGCGGCGTCGGCCTTAAAAAGCCACACCTGCTGCCCAATGCTCTCCGCGACCTTATCGCGAATCCCATAAATCATCATCCGTACGTTCTCCTTGCTGATTGAAGTGAAAGCCGCGCCTTGGCAACCGCCTCGGACGCGTCCAACTCGTCCCGCGTTACCGCCTTTCGATGCTTCCAACGCTCAAACTGCACTTCCTCTACCAGCTGCGGATCTGCGTCCTTCTTAAACGCCTCGTGCAAATACCTCGGCACCGGAAACTTCGTTCCATCCATCACCGCATACCGAGCCCAACTCGAAAAATACTTACGCGCCTCTCCACCAATGCCTGGACGCCTGGACATCAACAAAAACGGCGCTTCTCGACCGTACAACTCTCCGGTACTTTTGTCAAGTACCTCGCAAAATTCACCGTGCCACCCCTCTTTCTTGGCACAATAACCCGCCACATACTTGATGGCGGCAGGGGTCAACGCATGAACTCCAACATGCCCAAACGGCCAAGCCTTACGTATCGAGGATTCTTCACCATCGATACCGTACAAAATCGCGTGGTAGTGAGGTCTCCCACCACGCTCGCCATACTCTCCGCAACCAAAAAATCGGATTTTCTCAGACGACAAACGCGCTCGTAAACGCTTAATGTAGCCGGAGAGATGATCTCGCCTAATGGACCTATACGCGGGTAGGTTCTCATCCGAATACGTGAGTGTAGTCCAACACGCTTTCGCATGATTCGCCAACTCCAAACGATTACGGATAGCCCACGACCGAGCTCGGTCCATACGGCAACCAAGACAGCCACCACACGGCATATCCATCGCTTCGCGATCATCAGACTCAGGCCTCCGTAGCGTAACCTTGCCGTCATGTCGCCACATCCGAAACGGATGATGGCACGCCACGCTTACAGCCTCCAGCCACCGCGCAGCGGATTGCGGAGGTTGAGGGCCATAGTCTTACCAGCACGGCCCTTAAACCGACGGGCCGACTTGCCTTTCTGCATACCCATGCGACGCATTGTAGCCTCCGTGTGTGTGAAAAGCTGTCAGTTAGCACGTATTTATCAAGTATAGTATACGTGCTAACCTAGCGCGCCCCCCTCCAGGGGGCTTGCTGACGGGCTAGAACCCTCGGAGGGTACCTCCGATGGCTCTAGACCCGTTCTAAGGGCTCCTGAACCAAATGCGGCCAAAAAGGAGCCCAAATCGGGATATTGATCCCTCACATGCTGCGGAGCAGCATCATACCACAACTGAAACACAGACCTCGACTGCATCTGCGCAGTCAAATCGTCATCAAAATTATGTTCGCCATACACAACCGGGCGAACCATATACCCATGCTGACGCAAAATGTGATTTACATCACACTCTTCCTTAAATTCCTGTCGCGTCAAATCCTCATCAACATTCACAACGCGACCAAGCTCCGCCGTCCTGGCGGAGATCTCTAACATCTCATTCATATCAAAAGGCATTACTTGAACATCCTCAGTATGGGTAAAATCATATTCAACATCTTCGACACATTACCCTTATCAGTCTGCATCTGCTCAAGAAACTTACGATCAAACTCCTGAATAGCCGCACTCGTCCGAGCAGCGTTCGCCTGTGCCGCTAACGCTGAATTACTCGAACGAATCGACTCAGGAGCCAAACTCGTCGCTTCAAACTGCGACGCAATACTCTTCGCCAATGGCGAATCCAAATTAACACTCTGACCACTCGCAACCGCGTTCCACACGCGTTGCTCCATACTGCGCTTCTGCGCATCAAAACCAGCTACCTCAGCTTCTGCCTTCGCTTTAATACCCTGCTGAGTAGCAATATCCATCTGCTTACGCACCAACTCCAGCTGAGCCCGATTCATCGCCGCAGCCTGCGCCGATGAAACGGCACCAGACAACTCACCCCCAATTTGCGCCTGGATTCCCCCAGGAGAACTGGCGCTATCACCAAACGCTAACGCCGGATTCAAACCGGCCGCTACCAAATCCGCCTGTCTACGCTGAACCGCCGTCGACGACATACGCTCCGCAAACGCCTCGGCGCGTCGCGCCTCAGCTCGCTGCGCTTGGTTCTGCTGCCGCCGCCCTAAAATATCTAGAGCGGCGGGAACAAG